AAATAACAAGAATTTTATCTAAAAGAGATAATTTTGATTTTTCTACTGATGTATTTATAAGAAATTGTAATACATCTCACTGGGATGGGTATCGAGGACAATCAGTCACTATTTTAGATGACTGGTCCCAAAATGCCACAGAACCAAAAGATTTAATAGAACTAGTTAGCCTTGTAACGGATAATTCTTATCCTTTACCTATGGCTGATCTTAAAGAAAAAGGAACCCTTTTTACTTCAAGATATATAATTCTATGTACTAATTTGTTCGATCCTTCAACAGTTAGTTTCTTAAATCGACTTAATGGAAGTATGCAAGTTTTAAACTTACGAGCTGCCATTCGTCGTCTTCACCATATGTATCATATTATTGATGCTAAGACAAAAGATGTTAGTTATTCTACATCTTATTGTTTTGAATCAGGAAATATTAACTATGGTTTAGCAAATGCACGTAAAGAGAACATTAAAAATGAATCTCGAGTTACGTTCATTTCGAAACTAGTTGAAAAGTTAGTTCAAGATCAATTATTAAGATCTTGTCGTTTACTTGAATCAGTTCCTGAAATAAGGACTGATTATCCTTGGATTCAAACATTATATAATGTTGATCAAGAAATTTATGTAAACAATAACTATGTTCATTTGAAGGAGAAGAATCAACTCTTCTTTCCTCTCATACCAAACTCGGAAACAATTCCGAATGTTCGTACTAGCGCAGTTTCTAAACCTCTAGGAACCAGAATGGTAACTATGGGTTCCGAGGAACTGCATGTCCTCAAGCCATTTCAAGTCGCAATGTGGAAAACTCTTGGAACTTATAAAAAGTTTCAAGCTACGCATGGTATTGAATTATCAAAAATTTTACCTATTTTAGGTGAAAGAGAATCAGATCAATTTATATTGTCAGGGGATTATGAATCCGCAACTGATGGTATGAATATGGATCTTTCAAATGCTATCCTTAATGGAATTTTATCACAAATTGATCACGAACCAACAAAACGTTGGGCTGTTTATGAAAATGGTCAACATCGAATTCACTATCCTTCATGGACAGGAATCGATCCGATCATTCAAACAACTGGTCAATTAATGGGTTCTTTATTAAGTTTCCCTCTCTTATGTCTTGCCAATGATCTAATTACAGATCTTGCTGGTATTACTAAAAAGAAATTAATTAATGGAGATGATTTATTAGCTCATGCTAATATTCATCAAATTAATGAATGGAAACGAATTGGAACCATTTGTGGTATGAAACCATCAGTCGGGAAAAATTATACTTCTCGACTTTTTGGAACATTTAATTCTCAATTGATAATGTATGGTAAACATTTGCCATATACCAATTTGAAACTAGTCTATCGATCTGAAAATATCGGGAGTTGTGCAAAAATTGCTCAATCTCTTGGTATTTCAAAAAAGATACTAGTTCGTAGATCACACAATGCTCTCAAGATTTCACCTCAATCTATTGATGTCTCATATAGAAAAGGTGGTCTTGGATTTGAAACTACTAAACCTGATGAAAAAATTTCTCGCAAAGATAAACTTTGTTATTTCACTCAATTATTGAGAGAAAAGAAATTTAGATATAAAGGTTTAGGTCTCCCAAAAGGATACAAATGGCTCATATATCCTTCTGTGGACAATACGTCTACAGATTTAACAAAATTAGTTGGATTATCTGAAGATAAGTTGATGTTGATTGATACAATTAACAATTCAACTGATCGCAAGATGAAACACTCTTACATGAC